GCGCGCCGGATGTCCGGCGTGGGCTGAATAACCACCCCGGCCCGGCTCACCACCGGGCCTTTCTTTTACCATAAGGAGAAAGAGCCATGAGCAGCCCTCTCGACATGCGAACCATGAACAACGGCGGCGTGGTCGAAGCCGTCAACATCGCGCTTGCCAAGGTCGCGGACAACATCGCGGACGTGAACACGCCGCCGGACAAGCCCCGCACCGTCACCCTCAAGATCACATTCAAGCCCGACGAGAGCCGGACGCTGATCGCATCCAAGGCGGTCGTGACGACCAACCTCCAGCCGCAGGAGCCGCAGACCATCCCGGTCGTGCTCGACAAGCTCGACGGCGCGCCCATGCTGTTCGAGTCCTTCACCGACAACCGCCCCGACCAGTACCGCTTTGACGGCACCATGCCCTCTGAACTCAGGGGGAACGGCAGCGTGACCGTGAACGTAACCCCGTTCAAGAAGGCTGAGGAACATCCCATCAACCAGTAACCAAAGGAAAAAATCACATGGAAATCAACCGCATTGAAGCTGACAGGCACCTCATCGGCGTAGGCCGGGAACTCGAATCCCTTGACGGCAAGGCCAAGGCCACTCTCCCCGTTCATGTCACGGAAGACGGGTTGCGGTTCTGCAAGCTTGATATGGAAGGGGATTGGACGCGGCTCCTTGATGCCACTCAGGACACGCTCAAGGTGTGCACCTTGCAGGCCGTGGTGGACTACCTCAACCAGAATCCAGACGGGTTGGACCTCGGCAAGATTCTTGTCCACGTCCACGATGTGACGACTGTGAATATCATGTCTGTTCCCTTTGGAGGCTGGAAGCAACGCACCATGTACATGCAGGCTTACGCCGTCATTCCTGTCCACCGTTTCGGAAGCTGGACCTCGCCCGACGAGTTCGTCCCTTATCTCCAGTCCTGCTTTGTCCCCTCGGACGATCTCGACGCGCTCATCAAGATCAGCGGCAACCTCGTGGACACCTCGGAAGTCCGCGTACAGGACGACGGCGTGTCGCAGGAAGTGTCCATCCGCCAAGGCACGGCACGCAAGGCCGAAGTGCCCGTACCGTCCCCTGCGGTTATCTTCCCGTTCAGCACCTTTGCGGAAGTCGCGCAGCCCGCGCACAAGGTCGTGTTCCGGCTCCAGTCCAGCCCGCTGGCCTGCAAACTCATCGAATGCGACGGCGGCGCGTGGAAGCTGGAAGCCATCGCCAATATCCGCACATGGCTGATTGAAAACCTGCCCGAAGGCGTGAAGGTCATCGCGTAGCACCCCACGCCCCGCCCTCCCCCGGCGGGGCTTTTCATACCCCAAACCGTGGGCCGCGCATACGAAGCACGCGGGGAAACATGCAAAAATACCGCAAAAAGCCCGTTGTGATTGAGGCCGTTCAATGGTGGCGCGATGGGCATGGAAACAACAACTTCGCTGAGGTAGAAGCCCTGAATGGAGGTTCCTGCCGAGAATTGCTGGTGAACGAGGATGGCGATCTAATCATCTTCACGCTTGAAGGCCAGCTCCTTGCATCTCCCGGTGACTACATCATCCGGGGTGTGAAACGTGAGCTGTATCCGTGCAAGCCTGACATCTTTGATGCCACCTATGAAAAGGTGGACGAATGACGAAATGGGAAAGGCGGCTCACGTGGGTGTGGGTCGCCTTCTTCGTGTGGGTGGTCTGGATGGTGTGCAGGGGCGCGGCTGCATGAACAACGCGCGGGGTGATATATGCTGACGGATAAGGAAAAGAGGTAGCTGGAATTTCGGAAAGACGTGTGCTTCCGGTGCAAGAAGCGCAGGCAGACATGTAGCCTTCAACTTCGTGATGATTGCCGGAAGGCTGGATACCCCATTCGTGATTTGGCGATGGTGATCCCGCCTGACTACCGCGACGTCGCCGAGTTCGCTGCACGTGTGGCAGCGAAGCTGGCAGAGCACGCCGGAAGCGGTGGCCGTAGAGGGGGAATCGGTACGCTTCTTCGCCCTCATGGCTGCTCTTGGTACAATACCGACGGCTACCGAGAGACTGTATGCCCACCTGGGCATGATATAGATAAATGTACAGGCATTCCTTTTTGTAATCTGTACCTTGCACGTATCGCCGTTGAAGAGGAAATGGACCAATGAACGGAACCACGCTTGAATCTATCATGCAGTGCTCGAAAGAGGCAATCGCGAAGGCCTATATGTGCAAAATCAGTGCATCGGTTTATACTCGATGCCCGCTATATGGCGAAGAAACAGAAAATTGCCCCATGAAAGAGGTGTGGTGTTCAGACGTTACTCCTCAAGCTTGGGAAGAAGTGTTGAACAGCGCGCAGGAGAAGAAGGATGAAGATAGAACATCTTGAAAAGTATTCCAAACGGGCTCTGATACGCGCTTATCTATGCGCGCACAGCGAGGGACAGTCCGGGTGCCCAGCGGGAGGCGGTGAGCACTGCAAGATGATGAAGGGATGCCGAAAAGTCACCCCGGCTGATTGGTGGAATGATGACGTACTGCCAGAGTACAAAGACTTCACCCCAGTACAGCTTGCCGAACGATGCCGCCGTGGTGCGTGCCCAGTGGAAAATGGCTGTTGCCCATTCTGGCCCACGCCTGACGGATGGTGTTGTCTTGTTACTGATCAAATGTGGGAGGACATAGCGGAATGACCGCGCAGGAATGGCTTGACGAACTGGAACGGCTGATGAAGGCGGCAACGCCGGGGCCGTGGGAAGCATGGCAATATAATGCAGCGTTCTTAGGAAAAGGTGGTCAAGGAATCGTCACTCGGATCTCAACACGCCCATTAGATCCTGATGACGAAGTAATCAAAGTAGCTGATTCCTCTGATATTACCGCATTTGACGCCGCTTACATCGTCGCCGCGTGCAACGCCGTGCCGAGGCTGGTGGAGATGGTGAAGTTCCTTTCCGAAGAAGCAAGCGGCGACGCAGGTTATCTGAGCGATGATATTATATGGACGCCCGAAGAAAAACTTCAAGAGGCATACCAAGCCACGGAGCCGAAAGAATGATCACCACCGAAGAACTCGCCCGCATCCGGGCTATCGCAGAGGCCGACAGAGACGGCGCGGACGGTAAGGCGTGGGACGAGGCCATTACCCCAGACACCGTAATGGCGCTGTGCGACCGTATCGAAAAACAGCAGGACGCGCTTAATCTCGTTGACATGGCACTTTCCGCAGTTCGCAGTGCCTTGGAGCGATACAAATGAGCATATCAAAAACAGAACGTGACCAGTGGCGCGAAAGGCTGTCATCGCCTTTTACCTGTTTCAATGCGGCCCATGCCGACTTCACCATCCGGCTACTTGATGCGCTGGAAGAAGTCGAGGCGGAGAAAGAAAGGCTGGAGCTGGAGGCGGATCTTCTCAGTCTCTGGCTTGCAAACGCCTATATCGATATTGATTTATTACCAGATATCGACTCCGGCGCGATGAACCCGCCGTTGCCTGAAGATGTACGGGAAGCCGCTCGCGAGGCTGCTAGAAAAGATGAACTCCAAACATGAAAGAAATGCCGCAAGGGTATGGGTATTGGCAGAGTTGCTTGCCATCTCTGACGGATGTAAAGGATGTAATCTCAGGGGACTGCACAGTTGTCAGGATATCGTATCAAGAAAACTGTGCTGGATCAAAAAGGCTAACGAGATAATCAAAAGACGCGAGGCCGTGGAGGAAGGGAGGCCGCAATGCTGATAGTGAAAGCATGTCCTGCGTGCGGATGTACCATGAATCAATGCGAAAAAGTCGCTCCGGGGCGGTACGCCGTCGAGTGCTCCGCGCTCGATTGCCGATGTCGTGGCCCGTGGCGCAGTACGAAGAAGCGGGCAAAAGATGCATGGGACAAGATGCCGAGAAAGGGAGAGGAAGGAAAATGAACGAGCACGCGCTGAACGGACTTGATGCGGAACTTGAGCAACGGCAATGGGAAATCGGGGCAATCGTCGAACATCTGAGAGAAATGAAGGAACGATGTGGAAAGCATCGACGGTATCAAGACTTGCTCAAATGCGCTATCAACGATCTTCTCTATGTTGATGATTCACTTATGACAATCAGAAAAATACTGGAGGAATCATGTCCGAAGAACTGACGTTGCTACCGTGCCCGGCGTGTGGGGCTTCCGATGTGGTCCTGAGAGTAGATACAAGAGCCTACGGGTTCTGTCCCGCGTGCGGGATGTGCGGCCCTTGCGCTCCAAAGGTCGACGTGGAATATGCTGTCAAACAATGGAACGCCCTGCCCCGAGCGCTGGAGTGGGCGGATAACCCGCCTCAGGTTCCGGGATGGTATTGGTATAAAACATCTTCACACCTTGGGATTACGAAGTTCCCCGAATTATGCGACAGAACAAGAGAGGGCTGGCAATGGGCAGGCCCCATCAACGAACCCCGCGAACCGAAGGAATAGCCGTGGCAGTAACAGAAGTAACGCTCATCGTGACCGTGATCGTCTCCCCTCTCGTAATCGGGGGGCATTCCGCGACGCACTCGGAGTACACCCGAGAGTATCCGCAGATGGGTATATACCAGTGTACAGAACAGGCCGAGCAGATAATGGCACAACACGGGATAAATCATACGGTAGTTGCCGTATGCGTCCCCGCCGACAAGCACGAACCGAAGTAGCCCCGAAAGGGGCTTTTCCTTTTCTGGAGGAGAACATGCCTGAGAAAATTTCCCGTTTCACCATTCTTGTCCGCGACATGCGGGCGGCCCAGAAACGTTACTTCGATACGCGGGACAAGTCCGACCTGTCCCGCGCCAAGGAACTTGAAAAGAAGGTCGACGACGAACTCGCCGTCATCTTTGGCGGCGCTCAGACGCAAGGAACCTTGTTGTAGGAGAATGAAAATGCGAAGACCCCTCAACCCCGTAATCCCGTACCCAAACGAGGCCATCCAGCACACCCGCGGCAGACAAGTCGAGAAGGTCGACCGCTGGATCGACCGATGTGCGGACGACACGCAGAAACGCAGGCTCTCCGCAGGCGCCCGCCGGGATTTGGATGCCCGGCTCCATATCATTGCCGGGCACGTCGGGGATGTTCAGGCTGCGGCCGGCGACGCCA